CTATCTCATGTTGAACTGTGAATTTGAATATGACGAAGAAGGAACAATCCCAACCGAAAACGACTATCGTAAAATTTTCCTCATGACAAATCCGAAGTTATGGGGAACAAACACATATGCGGATGGTGATGTATATGACTGCACGTGGCATCTCCAACTGTCTGGGATTGAAAATATCGAGACCGATACTGTCCTTGAGGGAGTGGATTCCGGGGCGAAGGGCGTTGTGGTAAAAATTGATTCACTTTCAAATACCGTGTGGTTGTCAGAGATTCAGGGAACCTTTAGTGAATCAGAAACCATTCGGATCAAGAATACCGAGATTATCTTCCAGATACAGGAAATGTCACCGCCTGCAATCCAACCACGATCCGGTAATATCATCCTGAAGGAATATCGCTCGAGAGTCGCCCGGGCAGATGATCAGTCCGAATTCGTGGCAATCTGTATCGAATTCTAAAGACATCCGGAAGTAAGGAATATAGAGGGGGGATAAACAATCCCCCTTTTTGTTGCACTAATAGAGAAACCACAACCTAAAAGGGGAATACAAAATGACGCAACAATATCCATATCCTTATTCCTATCAACCTGCATATCAACCACCATTATATCCCTATCAATCACCACCGACCACATATCCAACGCTTCCGAATAGTTCAGTCCTTCAAACAACTAACGACGCAAACAATTTCCAGACACTCCTTTCCAATTTACAATCCCAGTTACTCAATGGACAACAGACACAAGCAGCACAACCCCAGCAGGGAAATATTCTGGAGGCATTGAACCAGCTACTCAATACTCCACAGGGAGAGGTCTTGAAAAATGTTATTGGAAATTTACAGAATAACCAGAATAACCAAAATTCGCCGAATCCGAAGGAAGGAAATCAAACAACATCAAGCAATGATTCGAAAATTAAAACAACACCTACGGAATCACAGAACGAGAGTCTTGTGTCTATGATGATGAAGTTGTTGTCTGGAAACAACAATCAAACATCCGAAAACCTCGAATCCAAGATATTTGACATATATGCCTATAAGGCGATGGATTCCATTGTCGGGAAGATTGCAACCGCATCAAAACCAATAGACACAAAATACATTGCCCAAGCATCCTTTAATATTGCTGATGCTATGGTTGCCGAAAGAAAGAAAAGATTGGCGGGCGATAGGGAAATACAAGAGCCGAAATCAGAATCGACTATGAAGATGACAATTGATGATACGATCATCCCAAAACCTGCCCAAGAAGCAATCGTCGAAATGTAATAAATTTATGGGATGATAAAAAATAAACTTTATCATCCCAAATAAATAATTGATTATATTAACATTAATAATTTTAAGTTATATATATGGCAATATGGAAGGACGTTAGTCAAAAGTTCACGAAAAATCCACTGACGGATGATGTTTCGGTGGTTTCGGACAGAGCGGCAATTCGTCAATCAATCCACAACCTTGTCTTGTCCGATCCGACTGATCACAAATTCCATCCTGAAATCTACTGCATTGCAAGGAACATGCTTTTCGAAAACATCAATTCCACAGACAAGCAGATGATCGCCCGGGACATCCGGACAATCCTTGAGACATATGAAAAGCGAATTGTTGTGCAGGACATTGATGTTGAGGCTGATCCAACACAACGAACCCTGTCAATAAAGATTTACTACTACTTTGCAAAACTTGATGAAACTGATGTTGTGAATATTGTCGTCAAACAGTTGAGATAAACATGGGAATACTTGACAGAAATCAAAACAAACTTGTCGTTGACATGACATCCATGAACTTCGATGAGTTGAAGCAATCAATCATTGACTTCATTAAGGAGCGTGACGATACCTTCACGGACTATGATTTCGTGGGTTCGGCATTGAACGCCATAATTGACCAGTGTGCCTACGTTGGACAATTCGATGCGACCACTGCAAACTTTCTTGGTAATGAGATGTTCCTTGATTCGTCAATCCTTCGTTCATCCGTCGTATCCCATGCCAAGGAACTTGGATATACCCCAAGAAGTAAAACGTCAGCAAGAGCAAAAGTTAGTCTGACGGTATCGGAAGTTCAAAACAATCCGGCATCAATACTTCTCCCGGCTGGAACCGTCTTCCAATCGGAAAACGATTATGGAACCCAAACCTTTATCACAATCAACGATTACAATCTCCTGCCACAGGATGATGACACGACAACCTACTCATTGACAGGAATTGAATTGTATCAGGGAAGCTACAAGTCATGGTACTTCCAGATACAGGATTATGAAACTGACAGATTTATAATACCATCATCCAATATCGACACCAGTACCCTACTGGTCAAGGTACTTCCAAATCTACAATCCAATGCCTTTGACGTATACAATCTGTCTGATACCATTATTGATATTGACGAAAAATCAAACGTCTTCTTTATCAAGGAGGTTGAAAATGGCTATCCGGAAATTTACTTCGGAGATGGTATTATCGGTAAGTGTCCGGATGTTGGAAGTTTCATCAAATGTGATTACATTGAAACGTCCGGGATCTCCGGGAATGGATGTAAAAACTTCACCCTGACAACATCCATTGATGGATATACGATGGTAACTGTCAAGACCGAAAACTCCTCGACCGGCGGAGCTGATGCCGAAACCATCGAATCCATAAAGTTGAATGCCCCCATGTTTTTCAATGCCAAGAACAGGGCGATTGTACCGGATGATTATATCATTCTTCTAAAGCGGGAATTTCCGAATATCGCAGACTTCAATGCATGGGGAGGTCAGGATAATGAACCGAAGTATTACGGATGTGTCATGATTTCGGCAGTAGATACTGATGCCTTTGGTTCTGGAAGATTGCTTTCCACGGATGAACAGGATTCCATTCTCAATTCAAACGTTTTCCAGAAAAATGTTTTCCTTGTCGAACCGAAATTTGTTAGCCCGGAGTATACCTATCTCGAACTTAATATAACAATCAAAGCAAACCTGAAAAATAGTCTGATTTCTGCGTCTGATATCCGGGCGGAAACAACGGCATTTTGTAGTTTGTGTAATATCGAACTGAATAAATTCAATTCCGAATTCATCTATTCTGATTTTGTGTCAGGAATTCGGGATATTGATGGTTGTATTGGTTCCGTCATCGTTGACGTCATGATGAAAAAGGACTTTGAGATGCTGGACTCTGGACAAACCATTGACTTTGACAATGAGATTTTGCCGGGAAGTATTGAGCTATATAGTTCCTTCACCCTGAATTCGGACAATATTGATAAGATGACGTCCAGAGCAAAAACACTGGACACCGGAAATGACTATTGGTTATATGATGATCGAAATGGAAATATTCTTCTCTCCTACATTAACACAAGTACAGCCGAAACCGTAAAAACAAACATCCGGATTGGAAGTGTCGATTATAACACAGGAAAAATAAAACTTGACTTTATATCCATGACTAACCCGGCAAATCGCATTATTTGTGAATCAGGTAGCCCAGATATCACAGGTCGGAAAAATAAAATCCTGTCCTTTGATATGCAGAAGATAACAATCAACATTCTTGCAAAATGAGAGTAACCCTTTCTTCCAAGCTTCGGGATGTCAACACCAAATTCACCCCGAATATTATAAAAACAAAATTCGACACTTCAGCATTCCTGAAAGAGAGAATACCGTCTTATCTTCTGGATGAAAAGTATCAACAAATTGTTTTTTTCCTTGAGGGATTCTTTGAGTGGCTTTCCGGTCAGGGCAATCCACAGTATATTATCAGAAACCTCTTGAACTATCGGAATATTGACTATACTGTCAGGGAATTTGTTGATATTTTTTTCCGGAAGTATTTTTCTGGATTTCCAATAGACGTCCTTGTGGATAAGAGACTCCTGATCAAGCACTCTAACGACTTTTCCTCAACAAAGGGGACAGACACTGCCTTTAAGTTGCTGTTTAAGATCCTGTATAATGAGGATGTCGAATTGTACTATCCTGGGAAGTATCTTTTTAACACCAGTGATGGAGACTGGCAGCAGAAAACAATCTGCAAAATAACCCCAGATGGAAGTGGTCTTGATGACGATGAAGTCTACACATCCCGAATCATCGGTTATCGAATTCGCGGGACTGTTTCGGGATGTGAAGCGAAGATTGACAATATCCTTTCCTACTCTGTTGCTGGAAAGAGAGTTGCCGAACTGACAATATCAGATCTTAATGGAATCTTTGATTTTTCCGAACCTGTACTTATATATCAAGGCGACCTTAACAATCCAGCCGACCTATTGCAATATCGTGGGATGCAAATCGTCAATATTCCTTCGATTGGGGGATATGTTGACCGGGGATCCGGATTTCTCGAGGATTACTCCTCGATTGTCGATAATCCAGAACATCCGAATGATCCAGATTATCAGACTATCATTAAAATAGAACGTGTTGGATCGGATAAAATTACATCCCTGTCAATCGAAAATGGTGGTCTCAATTATTCTGTTGGGGATAGAGTATATGCCTATGATAATAATATTCTCAATGAGAATTTCGTGGCATATGTATCAAAGGTAAACTATGTCGGGATGATTGAGGAAATCCAAATAAGAAATCCGGGATTTGGCTTCCAATCGACACCAAAAATCCGGGTTGAATCAGGACTTGGTAATGGCGCCACGATCACGGCTGAATCCCCAAATGCCGGACAGATAAAAACACTATCCTTTTATGAAATCGGATCATTTTTCGATAAATCGGGCATTGTCACAATCAAATCCCCGGCAACTGATGGAACCGGAAGGGATGCTGAAATTTACCTGACGCCTGCAACAATAGGAATGCCAGAAGGTAGATTCCATAACTACACGTCCCACACATCCAACACATCCATTAAATTACAAGATTCTAGCGCATATCAAAAGTTGTCCTATATCGTTAGGTCTGGTGTAAACTACTCTGATTTTGTGGACATCGTGAAAAAACTCGTACATCCGGCAGGCTACAATCTTGCCGGTGAGTACTTTATTCAGTTAAACATCTATCTGGGACTATATCAAGGACAGGCAAACACAAAACTGAATAACATTAAGTATAAGAGTTTGACAATACGAATGAATACCCATCTCCTTAAACTCGTACTTCGGTACTATGGATTCTGGATAAAAAAACCACTATATCTTATTGATAAGACAGGAGAAATAGATCATCGGTCTCCAGGATTCCAAATATGGGATTTGGATAAATTCAAGTTATACTTCAATGATACCCCAGTACTTCCTATCTTCGGAGGTGTTAAAATCGTCGATATGTTCACCCGTCCGGGGAGTAAATATTGGTTACAGCGAGCGTATCCACTGTCGTTTACCGCAGATATAAAAACCGTCAAGAAAGAGGAAAATTAAAAAATGAGCACTATTAAAACGAATATACGATCAAGGGACGTCGTGCATGTCAGCACGAAAACCGGCGAGGAATTTTCCCTTGATACCTTTATCGACAATTCAGTCACATCCGCGGAAGAAATCCTGCCCGATCAGACCGACAAGGAGGACTATGTCCTTTCGTCAAATGGTACTTCAGTAGAGTGGCAAGAACCGTGTTTTGTACGAAATACCGATGGAGACATCACGACATTCGGAGTTCAGACCATTAGTGCCCTTAATCAATCCCTCGAAAACTTCATTGCAGGAAATGAATAAAAATGACGGCGACACTATCCAAAAATATTGAAACTCTCAAGGACGTAATTACCCAAATACGTCAGGCAATTGCTGATTCTGGAATTGAAATCCCATCAGAAACACCAATCCAGAACATTCCGGCAATCCTTATCGAGGCACTCCAGAGCAAGTTTGTGCCTGTTCAGAATGAAATGACTATCGCCCAATCGGATTTGGGAACTATTGCGAGCAACACCATCTATACCATCACAGGAAAGGTGACCGGAACCCTTGATTTGACGAAGATTGAAAGTTCAAACTTTGAATCGGTAATATATCTTGCGACTGGGGATTCTTCTGTAACTGTTAATTTTCCAGATGGATACTCAATCCGGGATTCCGAAACATCCGAATCAGGGGTTGTCCTTGATGTTAATACATCCTATATCATTTCAATTTCCAGTAGCGTAGTAGTCATCGGCAAGCTTTTCTCTGCCGCACAACAGTATTCTGATATTACAAGCAGTGCTTCGTCTGGAAATGATGACATCACAATCGTATCGGCATATTCCGGGAGCGATACCTATCTTGGATATGGAAAACCGGAGTATGCCAAGATAAAATTTTCTGATGATGTTGTACTTGATAAAAATGGGTTTGGTGAACCGGAAGATAATACAACCAGTGTTTCGACCTATGCTGGAGATGTTGTCGATCGTTCCGAGCTTGTAACAGAAACTGGAGAATCGACCAAGTACTACTACACCTTCCAGATCTCATCCCTTCCTCTCTGTCGAGATTTTATGAAGTATCTGGTTGCATCATACGGCGATACCGTAAGGGATATTGATGTCTATGAGACTGATACTGATATTCACAACACCTTCCGACTCTATCAATCAAAGTATCCGGTCTATAACTCAACATCCGGAAGGGGATATGGTCTTTCTGATCAATCAGGATACAATTATTTGATTGCGGCAAATACCGAAAGTGATGATGCCACAACTTCAAGCGATCAATTAAAATCGTTCTACATTAAACCAAACAGGAACTTTCCATCCTATGGCGAAATCCGGCAAATTACGGTTTTTGTCAAAAACAGGAGTGACAATGTGATCCTGAAAACCTTTTCGCGAGAATGTAATGAGGGAGTCCCAATCCCAGTAGATTACATTATTGAGTGGCTGCTTGATGAAATTATTGGAGCAACCGAGGGAGATTTGGTTGTTGCTGGCTGGAATACTGCTCAAGTTAAAGATCGAAACACAGGAGCAATGATAACTAACCTTTATAAGGTCACCGAAAACAATAGTCTTGAGATTTCAATCGTACCGCAATGGCAGGAGTAATTGAATGAAGATAGAAACGATTCATACAACGGTCGAGGTCGAAACCCTCGAAACAATTGAACCGGGAATGGTCTATACAATAACTGAACCTGTTAATACAATGACGATATTGAAAATTCCAAAGGATCCAATTGAATCGAGGGTTATTTTCACAACGGGCGATCAGACTCCTAATATATCCTTCCCAAATGGAACTGTATTTGTATCGGAAGCCCCATCCTTTGTTCCGAAAACATCATACATTCTAATACTTTCTTATGGAAAAGTGTCGGTCATTCGACGTTAAATTCAAATTCTCTCCATAGAGAAAATCCCCAAAACATGATATGTGTTTGGGGATTTTTTTTGGAATCAGTCCCAGAATGAACGATTTCCGTGTTTTTTTGGATCCCAATTCCAATCCGGTTGGAAAACTTCTTCTTTGGAATCCTTGGACATCTCCTGCATGTCTCTGGAAACATAGACATTTCTAGGAGTTAAGAAATATCCCTTTTTCTGGGATTCTTCGGAAAGACCCTTCATCTTTTCATCGGCAGCCTTCATCATGGCTGCCTTTTTTGCAGGGTCTTTTTCTTTGAGACAGGCGAGGAAATTGACAACCGCATTGTCCATGCGGTTATAGTGTTCGTCAAAGCCTTTTGCGTTTTTTCCGATTTCCATTTTCTTATCTCCTCTTTTCTTTGTTTTCCTTCAATGATTGTCATTATACGCTTTCTATTTTAGAAATCATTGATCTGGATCAAGAAATCGGAAAATTCCCTAATCATCTTCTCTTCGCTTTTGAAATTGCGAACGAGATAGATATTTCCGGATCGTTTCCTCTCTTTATTCCTTGATTTCCTTCTTCCTTCGTTCAATCGCCCCCGAAAATAACTTGAGAAGGAACTTCCTTGTAAAGGGATTAGAAAGAATCGCCCTGATAATTTCCTTTAGAATCTGAAACATCGCAACCCTTCTTCATTGATTCACGTTCAAGACGGACGAGTACATAGGTTTCGGAGATTTCGTTGAATATCTTCATTTCATCATCACGTATCTTTTCATCCTTAAACCACTTAACCGGATTGAAACGGCGTCTCTCATCCCCATCGACAAGAATACCATCACAAACCCTTTGAACACAATGTGTCGTGATTGCCTTTTCCTTGATATCCTTCAGGAAGTCACCGTACTTTTCACCGAGTTTTAAGAGAAGGCGATAGTCATAGTAAACAAAGACATAACAGTTACATCCTTCAAGGATTTCACCAAAATAGTCACGACGAACTTCCAGATATTTCTCGGCAATATCCCGAACTTTGTCAATATCAACAGAAGCGTCCTTAATTATGACGTTGACCGCATCGGAATAACCAAAACTCGCCTTACTGACCGAAACCTGACGAGAAGTTACACCCAGTTTTTCTTTCAGTTCTTCGCGGATGGATTTGATTTTGTTGTTGAGCATTTTTCGATATAATCAATTAGAAATCTTCTAAATCCTTCTTCAGATAAAGTAACACTGGAATCAGGAAAGTTTTCCCAGTTTGTTTGTTTTTTTCTTGAAAATGTTCTGAACCAATGCTTTATGCTTGTCCCGTTGCGAATTGCTTTGCTAGACGAATTTTCAGAATTATCTCTATTTTTAATTTGTAATAATTCCCATTTGTCATGATTTTTTCGGATGAAATCTACGGATTTTATTATACTTCCAGTACACCAAATCCATCCTTTAGGTTCTAGGATTGAAGCAATATATCGTTCTAAAATATCACCTACAATATTTTCGGCTACCATTGCATTTTTGTGTATTAATTCGAGTGTGTTAGATTGTTCTGCTTTATAATTAAAATAATGTGTTAAAACGTCAATTACAGCAGGATCAGATTCTGTTGTTGGACTGGTTGGGTGTTTGGGTCTTCTACCCTTGAAAAGGGCATCGGTGATCTTTTGCTTGTCAAGTCTTCCATTTCTTTTATATTTTTCTAAACAAAAGGAATTTTGTGAATCTAGAAATTCAAATATATTATTAAGTTTTTCTTCGTCAGTCATACCAACAGATTCTTCAATTAAACATTCAAGGCTTTA